CATTAGACGAAGAGGCAAACGGTATTTTCATAAAATAAAATAACAGTAATGTGGAGGTGGGGAGGTTCGAACTCCCGTCTTAATTACTTATCCAGTGGATTCGTTCACAGGTTTAGTTCCTTTTTCTAAACAAACAAAATAGTTGGTTGGTTCTTCTACCATCGGCAACCTACAAACAATGGGAATTATTTTAGAGAGAACTCTTAACTCTATGGTTTGTAACTTTCTGTTCCTAAGCAGTTACCGCTCGGAAATTATGCTGCGAGAGCATAACCACCAACGAATGACATTGCGTCATCGAAGGTGAAGGAAGATTTCTCTTCTGCATTTATGGTTTCAAATAATTTTTAAGTGGATTATTCAACCACTACCTGCATCATCTCAAAGAACAATGGTAACTAATCGATTCCAAGTCACCCCCAATTGAATAAATATAATGTACGAAAAGAAATAATAAAAGTCAAATACCTCTTTTTATGTATTGTGTTTTATAATTTTCAGGTTTGAAGTATTCAATTACTCAATGGCATCTTTATTGATGGGTGAGATTGGTAGTTCTCAATCTCATAATCAAACTCACCATTTAATATATCTACGTTAGATACTTTTACAGTAGGTAACTCAAAAGGTAATCTATCTAACTGCTCCATAACTCCTTCAACTTGATTGACGTAAATATGAGCATCACCTAAATTACAAATCAATTCATCGGGAATCATATTTACTTCTTTACCTAAAAGTTCCAACAGCATACCATAGGATGCAAGATTGAATGGAAGTCCAAGAGGAACATCATTACTTCTCATATTGAACATCAAGGATATTGTGCGTTTAGGAATGTTGTGTTTTACCATTTCATCTTCTGTGTAGTATGGAGGAAGATTTTGGGTAGCTTCTAATTTTCTATCCATCAAAACAACTCTCTCAGTTTCATCCAACTCTTTTGTATAAACTTGAAATCCGTAATGGCATGGTGGAAGAACCTGTTTACCTTCAGTCACATCCTTTCTACCGTATTTTTTGTTGAAGATGGTATCTGTTTTTAATTTCGCCAGAAACTCTTCCTTTGTTAATTTTTTACTCATAACTCCAATTTTTAAAATTTTTATTTTTAACTCTACCCCTTACTGTACTTTCTGATAACCCTAACTGTCTACTTGCCTCTGCAACACTACGGTAAGTTTTACCTTTAATAATACATTGCTTATTGTTAGGTGAATTCAAACTTATATTTTGTTTATGTTTATCTGTTTTAGGTTTTGAGTTTAGTTGACTCAACATTTGTTTCACTTCGGCTGTATGTTTTTTGCCTTTAAATGGATTATTCTCTGTCATCCATTGTGAATGCTTTTCGTTAGTTTCACCTTTCCAGTAACCCTCTTTACCTTTATTAGATTCACTTATTTTTTTACTAATAATTTCTCGTTGCTTTTCTGATAAGTTTTTATGCCATTCTTTTCTAATTTCTGATTGTATATGTTTAGTTTCGGCACTCCGAGTGGTCCCGTAATTAGGGTTACATTTACCTCGCCATTTATCACCATAACTTTCTCTCCATCTGTCAATCTCATCTTGGGATTTTCGTTTACCTATTGTTGGGTTGTTTTTTGACATCCATTCGGAATGTTTTTTACGAATTTCATGGTTTCTTGGGTGATTTGATACTGTATCACCACCTAACCCACCTTCCGCTATATTATACCCATAAGTAGTTGCATTCAACTCTTTAATCCAATATTTTTCACGTTCTAACCAAATATCATAATTATCACATTTTTCTAGTACTTCTTTTGTAAAATTTTCTTTACCATACTTTAATATAGCTTGTTCCAAAATTTTACCAGAACCTAAATAACTAGGGTTGTTATGTTTATCCTTACCGATATAGAATTTACCATTTACTATGTTTGTTGTTTTATATATAATCATAATGATATTACCTCCTTTTATTATAAATATATAGTAAAATCAAAAACTACTCAATATCTTTTAAATAATCATTATAAAGTTCATCGTCTGTTCGGTAATCGGTAATCGGTAAATCAGCAGGATTCCAAGCATTTACCATTAAGCGTCTTGAATCCGGATTTGTTTTTAGTTCATGGATTAGATTTTTAATTTGGTCAATACCGTTCCAATCTCTCCATTGCTTTCCATAGATAGGACCTAACTCACCCCACTTCTGAGCAAACTCATCATCTGTTTTTATACGTTCAATAAACTCACTCATTGTTTCCAAATGATCATGTGGGACTTGATTCATTAGAAATCTTTTGTAAGCATCTCCATTCCAAATATTACATCCGTTCTGGACAAGATATTGGATATTAGTATTTCCTTTCAGAAACCATTTGAGTTCAGTCATTACAGAACCGATTGCCATTTTCTTTGTAGTAAGAAGTGGGAATCCTTCAGCCATCTGATGTCTTATTTGGTAACCAAAAATGGAAAGTGTTTTTCCATTTCTGGTTTCTTTTTCTACTCCATTATCTAAAATATCTTGGAGTAGATTTTGATATTGTAAATCTAAATTATTCATAACTTTTTTATTTAAGATTACCCCTCACACGAGACACAAGATGAATCGTTTACTTGTAATTTTTTTCTTGCAAATGCTTGTGCTGAGTTCATTGAGTGTTGATAGTATAACGTTTTTACCCCTAACTGCCATGCTTCTACTAAAAGTTTATTTACTTCTTTTGTAGGAATATCCGGCGGTACCATGATATTCAAGGATTGTGATTGATCAATATAATCCTGTCGGACTGCTGCTTGATTTATAATAGCAGATTGACTTATTTCTGCAAATGTTCTAAATATATCTTTTTGCTCGTCCGTTAAAAAATCCAAATGTTGAACAGACCCATCGTGTTTTTTAATACTATCCCATGTTGATTTTGTATCCTTACCCAACGATTGTAATAGTTTCTTAAGGATAGGATTTTTTATTGTCACCTTTAATTTAGCAACATCCTTTACATAACAGTTAGACCAAATAGGTTCGATTGATTGTGACACTTGTCCTAAGATAAATGCTGATGATGTAGTGGGTGCGATTGCGTTTACCGTAACATTTCTTCTACCATATCCTTTTAGGTATTCTGGTTCACCAAATAAATCTGCTAACTCTTTACTTGCTTGATATGATTTGTCTTTGATAAGTTTGAATACTTCAATATTTAATCTTGCACTTTCACGAGAATCAAACGGAAATCCTTTTGATTGTAAAAGAGAATGCCAACCCAATACACCTAACCCAAGAGCCCTTTGACGTTTTGCAAAGTTATATGCTTTTTCCATATACGTAAATGCTCTTCTACCTTCTGTATTCCCACTATCTCTAATTTGTTCTAACTTTGTAACAAATTCTTCATTTACCGCATCTAAAAAGTATATCATAGTTTCAACTGCATCTGTGTCTTTCCACTCATCATAGTGAAGTAGATTCATAGAAGAAAGAACACAAACGAATGACTCTTCTTCGGAATTGTGAAGAGCAATTTCTGAACATAGATTTGAGTTATAAATTGTAGCTCCCTTATCTTTGTATACATCCACGGTATTTTTGTTCATCGTATCGTGGAACATAATGTAAGGATAACCAATCTCACCTCTTCTTTGAATTACTTTTGCCCAAATCTTCCTTTTCTGTTTGTCACCAGCAATCATTTCTTCCATAAACTTATCAGTAACCGTAACTGCGTGTGTAAGGTCTTGAATAGGAAAACCTTCTGTTCCAATTTCCAAGAATTCTTCGATATCAGGGTGTTCAATTGGTAAGTAAGGGGAGAACCTACCTCTACGTGTTGAACCCTGTGAGATGTTGTCTACGACCGCTTGAAATAGATTCATAAAGTGAACTGCACCCGGTGCATTACCATTGTCGGTAATTGGTTCACCTCTACCTCTGATGTTACCAAAATAACCTGATGTTCCACCACCCATTTTACTCATTTCACCCACTTCGGATGTAGTGTGTAAAATACTTTCTATGTTGTCGGAAATATTTGAACCAAAGCAAGATACAGGTAATCCTCTTTTCTTTCCAAAGTTTGCCCATACTGGTGATGATAGTGAATACCAACCTCTACTCATGTAATCATAAAACTTATCACTAAATCCTTTTATGCCAAGTATTTTTTCTGCATTGTCTGTAATTGTTTTGATTCTTTCTAAAGGTTCTTCACCTTCGCTAAGGTATCCTCTTCTTAAAAATGTAATAGATTCCTCATTGATCCAATCAAATGGTTTTCTGTTTGACATATATAATAAAAAAATTAAGAGTTAAAATAAATCGTCTTCTGTAATAGACTTTGATTTTTTCGAATAGTTTATACTTCTTTTGTAGAAAAAGTCAGTATGTTTAGTAGTGAGAATTTCATCATCAAACCATTCTGTTTTTTCTAATAACTTTTTATCAACATCAAATACACTATCAATTCCAATACTATTCAAAGATTTATTAAATCTATCTTTGATAAATTCAAGTGTTTGTTCTTTGGTAAGAAAATCTAAATTACCTTCTTCAAAAATCCAATCTATAACGTCTTTTTCTGAATTATACGCATCGTGTGTAGATTCTACAATATCATTTACTAATTCAGATGTCCACCAACTTGGATTTTCTTTTTTAATAAGATTAACTAAATCAAATCCAAACTTTGCGTGTATATCTTCTTCTTTTGATGTTGCTTCAACTGCGTTACTCATCCCTTTCAATAGATTTTTATATTTGTTAAAAGACATGATAACTAAAAATTGTGAAAACAGTGATACGTTTTCTATAAACATAGAAAAAAGAATAATAGATTCAAAATAATCTCTATTTTCGATAGATTTATTATTACTAATAGAACGTTCCAAATATTTTACTCTTTTACGAATTGCAGGAACTTCCATGAGAGTTTCGAATTCTTTATTTAATCCAATCAAATTAATAAGATTTGAATACGCATCGGCATGTCTAACTTCGGATTCTGCAAACGTTGCACCAACTGATCCAATCTCTGGTTTTGGTAGTTTTTTGTAGATATCACCCCAAAACGTTTTTACCGCTATTTCAATTTGAGAAATAGCTAACATGGCACGAGTAACCGCTGTTCTTTCTTTTTCGGTAAGATTTACTTTGATGTCTTGTATATCCGATGTAAAATTAAATTCAGTATGAACCCAATACGAATGACGAATTGCATCAACATACTCTACTAATTGTGGATACTCATATGGTTTAAGATTTTTTCTTTTACGAAAAATATCAGGTTTGTGTTGTTCTCTGTATAAGATATACGCTTTTGCTACATCGTTAAGTTTTGTATTCATTAGTGTATCTTCGACAACATCGTGAATATAATCAACACTTGGTACATACGATTCATCTTTATCATCAAACAATTTATAAACAACTTTTTTTGTTAATTCTCTTGCTTTTTTTTCATCAACTTGTTGAACTTCTTGCATTGCCTTTTCAATGGCTCTTTGAATTTTATTTTCATCAAAATTTACTATATCAAGATTTCTTTTTTTGACGTATTTCATAAAACTTTTTATTAAATTCTTTTTTTTATTAGGTGAAAATAAATAGAATATATATTTTGATTTATCTCTTACACTATGAATAAATTTACAATTTTTTTATTAAAAAATGAAATAAAATAATTTATTCTATATCGCATAAAAAAAGTGGGGATTTCTCCCCACTTTTATTTTACTACAAGTAGAATTAGAAATTATACCTCAAAGAAGCATTCCACGTTCTACCAAAACCAAACCATACAGAGTTACGAACATCAACATCATTCCATGTTGGTGCAGTTCCATCTGCGTGAATGTTGGTATTTGATTCAGCGATATAAACGGTATCAAATACGTTGTTTACGTTTACTCTGAACGAAGCGTTATGTTTCATCAAATCAAATCTAACAGTAAGACCTAAATCTACCAATCCATAGGAAGGAAGTTCAAGTGCTCCTTTGTTATCAGGTTTGGTGAAGTCAGATGCGGTGATTGAATAATCAGCATATAGTTTGTCCACAAAACGATGTGCTACGTCAATACTAACATCTTCAATACGGTAATCAACACCCAAATACGTTGTAAATTGGGCTGCGTTACCTACTTTTGCATCTTTGAGATAAAGTGTTCCAGTACCAATTGAATTAAGATTTGCATCAAACAATTCAGAGATAAAGTCTTTGGTATATCTCCAATCACCAACGGAAAGCATACCTGTTAGTTTAAGAGCATTGATTGGACGGTAAGTAGTTTCTACTTCAATACCATTGTGTCTTACATCAATATCTCTAAACTGTGCAGTACCTTGGTCACCTTGTGCGTTATTAAGTGCTCTACTTACAAAACGATTACCCCATACAGTTGAGTATGCGTTTACGTTAAGTGTAAAGTCAGAACCTAAATAACCATATCCCAATTCAATAGAAGTAATTTCTTCGTTTTGAACATTAGGATTTGGATTGTTGGTGTAGTTAGAGAATACTGCTCCGTAGTTAGGTTGACGAGAAATGTAACCCGCGTTGAAGAATACGTTTTGTCTATCTGTAAGGTTGTAGTTTGCACCACTCTTTAGATAACCACCGTTTACATCAACTTCTTCGGATTTAGGAAGTTTTGGTTGGTCAAAGAAATCTTCTCTTTGATATCTTTGTGATGAAAGTCCACCTTGAAGAACTGCTGTGAGCCCTTCACCGGTATATTCAACCAAACCATTCAATCCTCTCCATCCTACGTGTCCAACATCAAAGTAATCGATCTTTGGACCTTCCAAACCGGTTGAACGGAATGGGGATGGATCAATCGTAGTTTCAATAATAGTTCCAGCAGAGTTTCTGTTACCAGTTGAGTAGTAACCATCAAGACCCATAAGGTCGGTAATTACTCTATAATGGTAACCCGTATAATCTCTAACATCAATACCAATAGATGCTCTCAATCTATCTGATTCATATTCAAGATTGGAAATAGCACCATACCAGTCGTGTGAGTTCATAGAAGCTCTACGAACTAATACTGCTCTGTTTACACCATCATTGCGGAAACCATTAGAACCAATAAGAAGTCCATTGAAATTGGAAATCCCTCCGGTGTATGGGGAAGTGGTTGCTCTGTTGACTTCAATAACTTTATCAAAATCTACAAAACCATTTTCATCTCTTGTTCCTCTTCCGTTAGTAAGGTAGTGTTGAGTAAGATCAATATTGAATGGATACATATCAATATCACCATTACGGAAGTTATTTCCACGAGGACCTGTTCCTCCACCACGACCTGCGGAAGCATAGAGTGAAGTATTCAACTGAAGTCTTTCTGTGATTTCATAATCCCAGTTGAAGGTTGCTAATGGTTTGTTGTAGAAGTTTCTTCTCATGTTGAACTCTTCACCATCCAAGAATCCAGCATCAGTATTCCATCTTCTATCGATTCCATCTTTATGGTCTGAACCGAAGTTTTGGTAATCTCTAATAGATACCCAAGAACTTCTTTGGTGGTGCCATTGACCAGCGCCAAGAAGTGAGAGGTTGAAATCATGCTTTGAACCTTCAGGTGAATATCCAACACCAAGGAAATAGGTATGTCCTTCACCAGCTGTTCCATAAACATATCCATCACCTGACCAATAAGTGTAAAGGAGTGAGGTTGCCCATCCTCTACTATTTCTACCGGTGGAATATGCAAGAGTAGTTTTATTGTATCCATCATTACCAACGAGGTGTGATACAGTTCCCCCTCTTTCTCTATCTGCTGCTTTTGTAAAGATAGATACAGTACCACCTACGGATGGAACTGCAAGACGGGAAGCACCAAGACCTCTTTGAATTTGGATACCGGAAGCTACATCAGTCAAACCTGCCCAGTTAGACCAATATACCCATCCGTTTTCCATATCGTTGACTGGTTGTCCGTTGATAAGGAATGATGTATTACGTTGATCAAAACCGCGAAGTGAAATACGGGAATCACCATATCCACCACC